AATAGCATCTTGAAACAATCTATTCCTAGACTGATTCCTAGCCTGCTGTGGTGTTTGAAACAAGTTGCCTAGCAGATTGCCTTGCTGATGAGCTTGTGGTTGCGTCCCTAATAATCCTTGCATTTTTAGTGTATCCCGTAAGTAAAGCCTGGACCAATGCCCCTTGTATTTATTGGCGCACCTCCGCCGTAGCTTGTGCCACCGGGTGTGTATTGGGGTGTTCTTGGTTGGACTGTTTGACTAGGCTGCTGTGTGCCTAGTAAACCTAACCCAAACCCTTGTAAGGCATTACCAATAGCTTGCTGGGTGTAATTAGGTGGTGTAGTGCCACCTGTAGTAGCTCCTCTGAGTGTGATTTCAGCACCCTGTTCTGGCGCTCTAGCAATAGTCATTAAGTTACCAAACGCCTGCTGTCTCTGGTTAGCCAGTAACTGTCTTTGAGCAAGGTCTTGGTTCACTCTTTGCAGGTTAATATCACCAAACAACTGTCTAGTGTTAAGTGCAGAGCCTAGCAAACCTTGACCTAACTGCCCTTGGAATTGCTGCTGTTGTAGCGCACCTTCCAACAAAGCACCTTGTTGTCCTCTGCTAAGAGCCTCAGTTTGTAAGCTGCCTGCTGTACTACCTAACAAGCCTTGGTTAAACAATCTGTTTTCTTGTGCTGCCCTAGCCTGTGCTAACTGTGGGCCAAAAGCACGTTCTAGGAAGCCCAGAGAAGCCTCTGGTGTCTGTGCTCTATCTAAGGCAGTACCAGCCCTATCAAACATTGTATCAGCACGACCTAGAAGGTCTTTGTCTGATTGTCCGTAGGTAAAGCCAGGGCTAGTAATATCTGATAATGGAATAGATCTTAGGTCGCCTTGGAATCTATCTAGTAACCCTTGCCCTAGAGGAGTAAACCCAGTATTAAGGTAAGCACCACCAGTAGATGCTGGGTTAGAAATATCACCTACAAATCGAGTGTCGTACAGTGGGGTAGACAATGGCGCCAGCGTTCTTTGCTGAGTGCTGCCCCCTTGACCTCTACTTGAAACCGCAGAGCCTACTCCCGATATTAAAGCTGCACCTATAAGTGGATCAATTGCCATGCCAATACCTACCTAGTTAATCTCAAAAAGCGCATCTAATTGAGCATCTGTGTACCCTAACTGCTCTGCAAAAGATGTCAGTGTTTCGTCTGTTCTGTTAAAAACAGAAGCGTTGCGCCACATAATTTTACCAGCTTTGCTTACTTGATCAGACTCCACTGCTGCTTCTGCTGCGTCGTACAATCCTGCCTCTTCTAGCGCTAACATAAATGCCATGCGGCTTAATGAAGCTTGTTCACGAATTTTTTGAAGTGCTTTATTTTCATTTACAACAATCATATGTTACTCCCCATAACCATCTGGTTCAGGCATATCGACTAGCTCCCAAGCGTCTCTTTTCTTTCTGTCTAACGGGATCTCTGATACGTCTACAACCCAAAAAGGCGTTCCAGTAGGCACTGCTTTTTTAGCGCAAGCAAAAATATCTTTACCATTTGCTGGAATAACTACAGCTACAGAATTGTTGTTTGTAGAAAAAATAGCTCTTTTGTCCATTAGATTTTACCTAAATAAAGCGAATGTAATTCGTGGGTATTCAAAAAAGTTAAAGTCCGTGTCTGAACCACCCTGAGCACCACCAGTGAAAAGTTTAAACGTTGATTCGTCTATTACCGCTACATGTACTTGGTATGCTCTATCTAATTCTCCAGAATTTGGGTCAGGTATTGGCTCAATATCTCTACTGCAATTTGCAATAATAGTGTAATCAGTATCTTCTATAGCTTCAGTTAAATTGATTTGATATTTACCTACAGCTAAATCTGTAATGCTGTCTACGTTTCCACTAGATAAAATAGAACTACCGTTGTTTCCATTAAAATGCAGCCATGCTCTAGCTGCGTAAATAGGAGCGTCACCACTAGCATTGAGATCTGTTTTTAAATCGTCTGTACTGTAAAGATCAGAAATAGCGCTACCACTGTCTTGAATAGCGCCACTTGATGTTAGTGTAACAATGTTATCTGCAACAGCAGAGCCTACAACATCAACTTTAGTAGAGTCTACAGAAGAAAAACCAGATGCAATGTTAGTAAACTCTGTATCAATCTCGACACCAGATACGATTTTATTAGGATCTCCAGTTGTCAAGGAATCCTTTACAGCAAAGTTAGTTGATTTATTGTAAAAGCTCATTATCTAGCTCTCCGATTGATCTTACCAGTTTTCATAAATAACTCTGTTCGTTGTAGCTCAAGGTTAGAGCCGTTGATTCTAGCTTTGTAACCCAGTCTAAATGTTTTGCCTGAACCGCTCATGTTGTACACTAGTGTTGATACAAAGTTGTTAGCGGTGTATTCAGATAAACCGTACTCTGCAATACCGTACTCAGAAGGAGCAGCATTAGCTTCAATTTCTTTAACTCCTGAGCCGTAACCTACTGCTTGGTAGTCGTAGTACCATTCAAACACAAGCACCACAGAAAAGCCTGCTCGAATAACGTGAGAGGCTTGCTTAAAAATCTTTTTAGTTGTACCGATCTCGCCTTCACCAGAAAACCACCCAGTTTTCATTTCAAAGTCGTACTCTTCACCGTTATCTAAGTACCCATCGTAACGACCAATAAGGCCCTCTTTACCTAGTAAAATGCGGCCATCTTGCGTATAGTGGAAGGCAGTTGGAGTGATATCAGTCCAAAAGGTAATACGAGGCTTAGAAATACGAGCCTTAACAGTAATATCTTCTGTTTCTCTGTTCTGGTCAGTCAAGTACCTAAACGATAAATAGTAAACTCTGTTAGAAGTTGGGAAGGTTACAAGGTAAAAACCGTTCTCTACATCGTAGACAGATTTGATATCATCAGGGTTTTCTGATCGTACAATCAGTGAGAAAGAGTTAGATACGTTATCGGTGACATTAGAGATAGGTAGCGAACCAGTGTCTAAGTTACGAGCTACAGAAATAACACCGTCTTCAGATAGGAACAGTACGTCAGCACCAAGGTTTTGTACCGAGTCTCTAGCGATGCACCCTACGTTGTTAATGATATCAACAATAGCTAGTTCATTGTTAGGGTCTTCACCACCTTGAAACAACACAACTTGTCTTTTGCCCATTACAACAAGCAGGTTATTAAACTCTGCTAGAGCGACAATCTCATCTGAGCCTTCAGACCAAACAGTTTGCATGTTCAGTACACCAGAAGATCCACCTGTATAGGTGTCCTCTTGTAAAAGATCTGAGTAAGCAATAGTCTGCTTATCACTAGAGACTAGCCAAACTCTACCCCAAGCAGATAAGATTTCATAAGGTGAAGAGCAAACTTTATCAGTGTCAACTTCTTCAAAATCACCGCCATCTTCTTTTACAATCAGGCAATGATTTTTTTGAACACCTAAGCACTTGTTGTTAAAAGTAACAAACTTCCAATCATCGCCCGTTGGTGTAGGAATTGTTCCTGTTACATCAACTGGGTTGTTTTCGTTCTCATAAATCTTGTTACCAGCAGCAAAAATAATACGACTAGTCCCAGTAGAGTCAATGTACTCATGAATAGCTTTGACATCTGGTGTGCCTGTCAAAGGAGTATCAAAAGTCTTTACCCAACCCTTTCTAGCAGCAATCGTGCCATCAGTAGCAATAACAGCGTTCTTAATGTCTGTAGCCCACGCAGGGCCTAGATCCAAAGCTGCTTGCTTTGTGTTAAGCCCTAATGAACCAGGCGCTACAATAGAAAAAGGTGTTTGTGGTTTTGCCATTTAAACAACGTACCAATCTTTTTCATCAGAAGAGTTGCTAGAATCCCAAGCAATCGCATCTGATAAAGCGGTCTGATAATCTCTATTAGCTAGGTCAGACAAATAGCCATTGTCCTCACCACGCTCATAAATCGCTCTTGACCAAGCGCCTAAAATAACAGGCTGCTCTGGTACTTTAATCTGTGTGTTGTCATCAGAGCCACTGGTAGAAAAATCATCCTGTGGGATAACAACATCAAAATTTAGTTCGTAAACTGCATCAGGGATCTGGTACAAGTCTACAATAGGATCACCATCTTCATTATAGCCATTGATATCAAACCACTTAGGTCTACCTGACTCAACGTTATTGTGGTTAAGGTGACGGGTCATCCATCTGCTATTAGGTGCCTTGTAAACGTACACATCGTCTGTGTCGTTAAATACAGCAGGATTACCCATTGGGTCTTCCAGCAACCTAAAGCGTCTACCTGCTCCAACTAAGGAGTACCTGAACACGTCAGGC